TTTCATTAAGCTATTAATTAGTGTTTTGCAAGAAGGATTAATAAAAATACTTCTTTTTCCATCAAATGCTTTTAGTTTACTGTTCACAGAATTAACTCTATCTCTAACTAAAGCATGAGTAGATTTAGCTTTAACATTTAAACCTGCATTTTGCAAGATAGTTAGATCGGTGCGACCACCAGCAGAAGTTTTACGTTGTCTTGAAGCTGGGTCAGGGTAAACAATCATTTTAGATTTATTGTATCTAGATAATAATTCATCAATAAATTCATCAGTATTAGAACTATAAATAACTATCTCATCAAATACATGAGCAATACCATTCTTAACATGGAATAGACAAGCTGACATTGGGTCTATGTTAAAGTCCAAGCCAATATGAATAATAGCATCTTTATCGTACTTACATTCTTGCACGTTTAGTTCTCTATCAAAGTTGTAATAAACAACTCCTGAGTATGTTTCAAATGAAGCTAAATACTCTTGTCTAAATGTTCTCTCATCTAAATCTTTTTTTGCTTGTTCTATTTCTTCTGCATCAACTTGACCACCATCTAATGTTGTGTACTTAAATGATTTCCACTCAGGGTCATCTCCTAAACCCTTCTGGTAAATTTCATAAGACCAGTTACCAAATCCTCTAGGTGTTCCTATAAATAATACATTTCCTGTAACGTGCTTATCTGAAATAGTTGGTCTTAGAACTTCTGTCCAAGCTTCAACTGGTATGTCTGCATACTCATCTAACAGTAAAAAATCTAATCCTACTCCTCGTAAATTGTCTGGTGATTTATCTGCACCTTTTAAACTTATCTGTGAACCATTCCTAAGAACTAAAGATAGTTCTGTTTCATTAGCATATTTAATCCATCTCTTTTCAGTAGTAAGTCTTTTAAGTTGTTTCCACATAATCTCTTTTGACATTCTGTAAGTTGGTGCTACATAAAATATCTTTGAATTAGGTTTTCTACTTGCAAATCTAAGTAGTTCATACATGGCTAAGTGTGTCTTGCCGAATCTTCTTCCTGTAATTAAAACTCTAAATCTCTTTGGACAAGTATATACGTCTAGTTGTGGTTTACTAAATGGCATTTATAATTCCTCTTTGAATAAGTTTAGTAATAACTTCTTCTTCCAATTTAACATCATGGTTATAACCTTTATTAGTTCCAATGTGTTGTACTTCTTCCATTGTATATCTGTTCTTAGTTTTAAAGAAATCAAATCCTGTAATAGTTACTTTGCATTGACAATGATTAAGTAACCAATAGATTGCAACAAAGCCAGTAGTTGGTCTTTGGTAATTATATCTTTGTGTCATTAAGTTGTATTCTTCTTTGTTCCATAGCCAAGCTTTTTTCTTAACCCATTCTGGCATACGTTCTGCTCTTGTTCCTTCTTTTTCAAAGTTTAATCTTACAATGCAACGTATTTGTGGAATCTCTTTAAGCTTATTGTGTCCCTCATAAACTAGGTTGTTAATCCATACATCACAAGGTTTGTCTTGCACTCCAAGATTCATTCTAACTATTGAATTGTATTTGGTGCAATCAATCTGGTCTAACTTCTCACCATTACCAATTAGTAAAACATTTTTGCCTTTAAAATATTCGTAAGGATTAAACATTATTCTGAAAACTCTAGTGTATAGTTCTTATAAGGTTTAAATAGTTCTCTCCACCATTTAGCTGATTCAATAGTTGCGTGTGCATTATAACCATTTGGAAGTATTGCATTAGCTTTTCTACAACATACAGAAACGAATACCCACTTCTTTGAGTAACTAAATATCTCATCAATAGCATCTTTAAGATTATCAACTGGGATATGTTCTAATACATCAGTTGAAATAACTAGATCAAACTTGTCAGTAGGTTTGTTTTGATATTCAGGTACAGCAGGGTCATACTTAGTTGCGTTCCATTCTTCAGGGTGGTATTTTGCTTTCCCACAACCATAGTCTAATATTGATTCAATGCCTTTGTCTTTAATGATTTGATTGATAGCTGGTATAAACTTTTTTAAAGCTATTCCTTGCCACTTGTTATCGTCTTTGTGATACTGCTTTGCCTGTTCTAAGTATATATCGTAAAGATTAGACATTTCTAATAACTGCTGTGTGTGGTTTAAATTGTTTGAACATTTCTATCGTATGTGGTTTATGTAGGAAAGCAAAAGTATCTATTCTATCTGCATCATGCACTACAACTTTATCAGTATGTTTTAGTATGTTGTTTAAATGTTTAATTCTATCTCTTACAAATTGTTCGTGATCTAAAAAGCACATACCATAATTCTGGTTTATAAATAGTTCATTATTAAACTTAACGTGTAATTGGACATAGTTATCACAAGCAAGATAATCAAATCTTCTAGCCCAGTTTATATTCTCTACCATGCTAACTAACTTAACTCCTTTTTGTTTAGCTATTTCTAAAAGCAAAGGTGTAGAATAATAACCACAACCAGTTTCTAGTATGTCTCCATTACAGGATAATGCTTCTTTAATTAGTATTTGTTGGTGTGTTGCGTATTCGTTAATTATTTGTGGTTCGTCAGGCATAATATATTTGTCTATTTTAGTTATTGCAGTTCTGTCTAAAAGTAAAGCATCTGCCTTATCTTTGCCCACGTTTTTATATGTTGATGCTATATTAGAACCTACTTCTCTTGCTTTAATTAAATCTTCATAAACTAATGCGTCTATATGTGTGTAACCATTTTCTATTGCTGTTTTTATTCTTCTATTGCCATAGATACAAATAAGCTGATTGGCTTCTGCAAGTAATATAACTGGGTTGTATAGTAAATGTGCTTGGTCTAATGTTTTTATTTTACGTCTTTGTAATACATCATTAATGTATTTATAATCTTTGATTGAGTAGATTAAAACTTGATTCCAATTCTTATCGCCTTCTTGTCTATCTATCTGGCAACAATATTTAATCTTATTAACTGGTACTGATATTATGTTCTCGTTCCTATGAATACTCTCTAATCTTTTTTCTGATAATTGCTTTTCCATCTTTTCCAGTCCAATGTATTGTTTTGATATTGTTATTTGTTTCTGCAAGTCTAAGCCATTGATATTCTCTAGGTAAGGTTAAAACTTTGTACTTATGTGCAATCTTGTTTAAACACTCCTGATCTCCATAAGTTAAGAACTTTTCACATTCTAACTTCCACTCTTGTAAGAAATCTTGATTGTTACAAACAACTAAACCTGATGCAAAGTGATTGTGTCTATTGCACCAATCTTCAGTAACAGCAATATCATACCCTTGTGATAGTTCAAAGACATCTGATATGTCAGTAAGTATTTCTATATCGCTATCAATCCAGCATATTTGTTTCTCTAAAGTTTCTAACATCATTCTTGGTTTGTAGTACCAAGCTTTCATTAAAGGTTTGTAAGATATGCAATTAGGATAACTGTTCTTTAATCCAAAGTCAGCTATGTAAAGTTTATTAGTTAGATGTTTGTTGTATGTGCCGATAAACCATTTAAGTATATCTTCATGTTCTTTATCGCTTCCAGTTATAAAGTTCATAACTGAATCTTAACTGTATTAGTGTAGATATTAAACCAGTCAGATGAGTAATCGCAGTCTTGATACTTCTCAAAGTAACAACCACCTTCTGTAAAGTGTATGTTCTTAGCTTCGGTGTTATTTGGGTATTCGCCAACTAACCAATTCCATTCTAAAGGTAAGCCACCTACTTTGTCAGTCCATTTAAATTGATGAAGTTCTAATCCTGATGCAGTATCAACATATTCTTTTGTAAGCTGTTTACATTTAGCTGTGTTCATTAGCATTAAACTAGACCAGTTCTTTTTTTCATAAACAGTTTGTATTTGATTGCCGAATTTAGATAAGTGCTTAGGTATGTAATCGTGCTGACAAACCATAACTGCATAATCATCATTTCTTAAATCCCATAGTTCTTTGATGTCTGTTTTAAAGAGCATATCGCAATCTAGGAACAATGCCCAACCATCATAGTTCATAAGGTAAGGAACTATAAATCTACTAAATGAGAACTCAGTAGATGATAAAGTATTTCTTGGTCTTGTGAATGAGTCTCTTAGGTTTGGCAGATAAAGTGGTATGAATCTAACTGGTACTGAACTGTGTCTTAGTATGCTCTCGCTAAGTATGTGGTAAGCTATTTTTTCTTTGCTGTCATATCCGATAAAGACATTAATCATTTAATTATCCGATCTTATGCTTTTATCTAATTCGTGTTCTAGTTTTTTAATATATATTTCTTTAGCTTGTACTTCCTCGTTTAATCTGTCTATTTCTTTTTTAAGATTATAAATAACTACTTCAAGATCGTTTGTTCCTCGCAAACTTTTATCTAGCATCTTAGGTTTCTTTCGCCCACACATTTTATTCACTTCTTTTTATTCTGATAAGTTTTTAAATATCTTCTACCTAAAGCTACTGCTTCAGATTTGCTTTTGCCTTTATAGCCCCAAGCACGAAGCGATAAAAGAAGTCTAGTTGGTTTACCACCTTTATACAACTGACCTTGTGAACTTCCCATTCTAACTAAGAATGAACCTTTGCGTCTATATTCTGTTAAAGTATTTGGTCTTGCTTTAACTGGTGGTCTTAGATTGCTTCCAGTAGCCCTATTATATCTTGCTCTACCAGAAGAAGTTAATCCACCTCTTGGGTTCTTGTCAGATTTTCTAAGACTAAATTTACTCATACTTTTTTAAACTAAATTTTACTGGTGCTTGTTTTTTAACTTTTAAGTTATGCTTTTTCATAAGCAAATCAACAATACACTTATGACAAGCTTTAATATGTTGTTCAAGCTTATTAACCATTGGTCTCTTACAAAATAAGCATTTACTCATTTTTAAGTTCCTTTAATTTAATAACTTCTTTGGGTTCTTCATATTCAATAATATCATAAATAGGTAGTGGTGCATTGTCATCATTGTTTTGTATTTTATCTGTTTGTCCAAGATATACTTTACCAAGCCACATAGCCATTATGCTAGAATTTAGTTTAGTAGCAATATCAAATTGTGTTTTTCTAATGGTATTCTTTGCGTTAGCAACCCCACGTTTAATTGCTTCTTTAGCTTCTTGATTTCTTTGAATGGTGTCGTGTGAACAACCAATAATGTCGCCTATTTCTGAAAGTGTACACATTACTGATGCTAGTTTTTCTATTTGTTCTAATACTTTAGGGGTAAACTCAAATCTTGGTCTGCCTAATTTTTTAGAATCATCTATTACTAGTATGTCTTTACCCATATTAACCGATTATGTTCGTTAAATGTTCTATTAAGCTTTTTTTAACGATTTGTAAAGGAACTCTAGTAGATTCTGGTTTTGGTATAGTACATGACAGATTCCATTGGCTAGACTATTACATACTACTTCTTCAGCTTTTAATGGTAAATCTAGTTTATATTCGTCATGTATCATGTGTAAAAGTTCATGGAGTAATGTGTTAGTCATCTGAATATTATCTAATGATTTGTCTATGGTTAGTGTGTTGTTGTCGCAGTCAAATTCACCGAATATCTTTTTCTTAGATGCTACCTCGTGGTCTATGTAATCTAACTTAATCAGTCTGCTTCCAAAGACTATCTCGTTAGGTAAACTCATTTTCTTTTAAGCTTCTTTGCTATGTAAAGATTTTTAACAAAGCTGTTTTTCTTACCGAATTTTTGACCTGCTGAACGTCTTGCAGTTTTATAAGCTTTAGTTTTAGTATTAAATGGTTTTGGTTTGCCAAGTCTTGATGGTCTTTTAGTTAAATAAATAGGTTTTTTCATTTCTTTTTTCTCGGCATCTTTAATGGTTTGGGTTTATAAACTCTATAAGTACCTTTGGTCTTAACTTTGTTTGTATAAAGTTTATTAAGTGATGTTGATGTAGTCTCGTTAGCCATTATATCTTGCCTTTGTATTTAATTAGTATCTGCTTAACATGATTTGTGTATTCTTTGCTAGTGCTAAAATTATCTAATGTATCAGCTAATTTAATAGGGTCTTTTGTTCTATTTCTTGTTTGTCTAAACTCTTGGTAATGATGATTATTGTTCAAAGTGCTTATGTAATGTCTTACTGATTGGCATTTAGATTTATATGTTTTTACTCTCCAGTTAATTGATGGGTCTTGTAATAATGGCAACATACCTTCCTTAGACCATACTCTAACACCAAATAAATTATTGCCTTCCTTAGCAAATCTTGAAGTACCGAAGTTACTTTCAACTATGCTTTGTGCAATAATTAATGATGTTGGTATGATTTGATCTTTGTGTAACTCCAAGTTTATGTAAGCAATACATTTTTTCATTGAGTTTATGAATTTGTCGCTGGAACTTGTATCTATCTTTGGTTCGTAGAATGAACCTATTGCCTTGATATGTTTTATTGTTTCTTGCCTGATCTTCTCCTTGACGAGTTGATTAGGAAAAAATGTTCCTACAAAAAATACAGAAAATAGGAATAGAACTATAATTATATAGTCATAGAGTTTCCCACTTAATAATTTGATATTCATTATTTGTTTAGGTTATTGCGATAACCTTCCAGCTTTACAGCTTATCTAATTAGATTATTCTTCGTCAGAATCTTCGTCTGAATCTTCAAAATCTTCATCATCTGAGTCATTAAACTCATCATCTGATTCATTCTCGTATTCATCAAGTGAAGCTTCTACTTTGTCCCTGATCTTAGCATTAAGATCATCAGCTTTATCTAAAAGCTTTAGGATTTGTTCTAGGGTCTTGTCCATAACTACGTTCTCCGTTTAGTTAATTCCGAATCAGTAAAGTTATTTTAGGATTATGTAAATATATAATTTTTAAAGGGTGGGCTTTCACCACCCATGCTTTTACCTAATTAGTGCGTGTATTATAAAGATTAGTTCTTTAATTTCAAGAGTTTAGTTTGTGCAGAACCCATTTTTCATAGTCTTGTGCGTCAAGTCGTTCTTTTCCAATCTCCCATTCGTTTTTCTCTTTGGGTTTCTCAATGATCTTGGTTTTTAAGTCTTGCAACAAAGGTATGGTAATTTTCTTAGGTTTATCAGTCATACTGCTAAGACTCTTATCATTTTTTTTACTACTATATAGTATATTAGTATATTTATTGTTCTGTCTGTCGTTTTGTGTGTCAATTATCTTAACTTCACTCAAGTCATTATCTTGAAATTTGTTATAATTTACAATGGTATAAACAGATAATTGTTTAAATAAAGTGTGTGTCAGCGACTGTGTCGTTTCTAAATTCCTTAAAATAGTTCTAACCTTACGTTCTGTAAGATTAAATCTCTTACATAAATCTCTTAATGAAACAGTTAATTGTCCACGTTTTAATACAACTCGTTTTCTTCTGTAAGTTACAATGGTTGGTTTATGACTTGCATGAACCACCATATAAATAAATATCAATAAATGATTATTGTCTTTTAAATCTTTATTATCAAATATTTGGCGATATATACTTACCCAACCATCAGTCATTTAACTTCTGCCTTTACTAAATCTATAATTTTATTTGTAAAAGATTTTAAACCATTCTTCTGGCAATCTTTAACACTTGCGTAAATTGTAAACCAAGATTTATTATAAGCTTTACCTATTTCATTATAAGATAATTCTGTAATTGATCTGATTACTGCTAGACAAACTTTGTTATGTGGAACGTCAAAGAAGTTTATGTCTTTGTAGAGTTTATGATTGCAAAGAACTTTTTTTGTTGTTTCGGATATGTTCTTGATAGTTAAGTTTTCCATTGTATGCACCTTCCTGTTTCGCTTGGTTAATTTTAATACAAGGAGATATACTAGCTAACTTCATAGAAATCAATATAGGATTTATATTATATTTTTCAAAGAATACCATTTCTCCTATTAAGTGTTGTTCGTTATGATGTTGGAAGCACATTGGTATTATAAACCTGCAATCTCTTATACCCTTACCAACATTACCTAACTTGGGAATTGATCTGATATGACATGCTTGTACCTCAGTATTGTTTCCACAAATTACACAAGGAAAAGAAGCTACAAACTTCTGGTGCTTAACAGAACTAATTATGTTTGCCTTCGGGATTTGCATTACTTACGTTTGCGTTTCCTAGATTGAGATAATGCTATTGCTACTGATTGTTTCCTACCACGACCCTCTTTCATTAACATAGATATATTTTTGCCTATGTTCTTTTTACCATATTTTAAAGGCATTTTAACTCCTAGTTATATAACGTGGGTAAGGGAAGGCACTTACCCACAATCCCTAGTATCAAATATAGAACAAAATGGCAACGAATAAGTCATTGTTTTTAAATCATATTACTTTTATATTATCCACAGTTTTTATTAACTTTTAGATTGATATAAGAAAACAAATCATTATATTGATTTTATATTAACAAAAAACAAAAGGGAAAATATGAAATATATAATTAAATTAAACGACAAAATTATAAGCAAAAGAAATACTATAAGAGTTTATAATTATTGTTGGGTAAGAGTTGTTCAAAGAACGGAAACTACTTATTTTTATAAAAATACTGGAGAAACAATTTCTTTTAAAGACAAATATCCATTTACAAAAGAAATAGTTTTAAACGGTCAAATGGTTAATCAAGGTGAAGATTCTTATTGGGAATATAAAGATCACATTGACGAAACAAAAACTATTACAAAACTTTTAAATGATACTTATGTTTTTAATGAGTGTTCTTTAAACCCAAATTCAAGCTGGGTTGAATGGAAACAAAGTAGATTACTATTTTCTGAAATGGGTAAATTTTCAGAAGAAGTAAATGGAGTTAGAACTGTTGAGTTCAAACATTATGCAAACAAAGAAAGTACAGAAAAAAAAGTAGCTTAATAAACTAA